TTTACAATAGAAATAATGATAAGATACAAGATTTACCAAAAGTAATATCTTTAAATGGTGTGCAAACAGTTGCATCAAGATTAACTGATGCTGAATTAACGCAAGCAGGATACTTCAAAATTAAGTACGAATCTAAACCAAACTCTAGATATTACACTAGTGAAGAATCTAGAAAAATACTAGATAATGTTTATACAATTACTTATACTCCTGTTGAAAAAGACGTTGAAGAACTTAAAGTACTTATGCTTAAAGAAGTAAAAGAACTTCAAACAAAAAAACTTTCTAGTATTGATTGGTATTGGTTAAGAGAGCAAAAGATAGGTACTCTAGTACCGCAAGAAATTCAAGATGAAGCAACTTATATCTACAGTAAATCTGCTGAACTTGAAGTTGAAATATTAGCATTAACAACACTAGAAGATATTATTGACTTCGAACATTTTTTTACTGGTACAGAAGAAGTTCAGGATGAAAATGGTATAATGACAGTAGTAAATAAATACATAAATAAAACAAAAGATTGGTAAGGATTATAGATGGCAAATCCAAATATAGTAAATGTAACTAACATTTTAGGAAAGGTAACAGGACAAGCAGTTACTACTACGAATACTGCATTAGTAACTAATAGCTCTGGCTCTGGTAAAATTATTAAGATTAATTCACTGGTTATAGCAAATGTTGATGGTACAAATACTTGTGATGTTTCGGTTGAAATTTATAAGAACCAAACAACACAATTAAGACTTGCTAGTACAGTTACTGTTCCTGCAGATGCTTCATTAGTTGTTATTAGTAAAGATACTTCCGTATATCTTGAAGAAAATGATAGTATTAGAGTTCTTGCAAGTGCAAATGGTGACTTAGAAGCAGTTGTTTCTTACGAAGAAATTTCATAAGGTAAATTATGCAATCAGTTTTTGATAATGGCGGTATCATTGGTCAAACAATGGACTTTGCTAGTACAGAGCAGTATGTTGTTGATACTTATACTGGAATTGTTGGATATGAAGATATTACAGTTGTTGGTTCTGTTACAGGTATAAATGGCGGAACAATTAATCTCCCTGCTGGTACAATGCAAGGGGATGTAGTAGTCGTGTTTCACGGAAGTGAAGTAGTCCCTCCTTCAGTACCTCTTAATGGATATACTGAAATAATAAGATATACAACAGCTAATCCAAGGATGATTATTGCATACAAAGTAATGTCATCAACTCCAGACACTACAGTATCAACTTCAACAAATACAAGCGATCTTATGACTATAGTAGTAGTTTTTCGAGGAGTAAGCGTACCGTATGTAACAGATGGAGTCGCTTCATATACGGGAACAAATGTTCTCACCCCTAATCCTATAACTACTACTGAACCTAAGTCTATGGTATTAATTGTCCCAGAAAGTGGTGGATCTCCTGGAACAATTACATCCTATTCAACTGGTTTTACAGAAATTACACAAAGAACCTTATCAGATACCTATGACGGTATGATGGGTGTTGCCTATAAAATACAAGACACACCTGGCACAGTAACACCTAGTGCTTGTGGGTTTAGCACAACAGCATCCACTGAAAGATGCTGGACATTAGCATTAAAGGCTAAAGCAATTATTGGACCAGTAAATACATACGGCAACTACAAAAACTCAGGTATTTGGAAGCTTTCTAGTGTTATTGATAGTGCTTCGATAATTAGTAGCAATATTGCTCAATTTATTTCATATTCTTCAGTATTTGTAAATTCACCTAATTTTACTATAGATAAGCCATCATCAGTATCTGAAAATGATTTTTTATTATTTACTGGTGTAGCACAAACAGCAAGCGATAATGTATGGAGTACTCCTACAGGGTTTACGGAAGTATTAGACTTAGTTGGAAGATTAGTTTCATACAAAACTGCTACAGCATCTGAACCAAACACATATAGTATTACTGATCCAACAACCTCACTTTCAAATAATGTTGATTGTGCTTTACTTTGTTTTAGAAATGCATCATTAGATACTGTTGGCGTCTTAGGAGATGCTGGAATGGGAACTGCTATAGCACCGTCAATTACAGTATCAGAAGATAATTCTATATTATTAGCCATATTTACACATAATTCTACTGATGATGATATTCTTTCCGTTCCTCAAGGGTTTACTACAATTTATAAAAGAGCTGCTGGCGATAGGCCTATGGTTGCTATATTTTATAAATTTGTAAATGCAGGAGCTACTGGAGATGTTATTACAGAAAATAATGTTACTTATGTAGGTGCTAGAGGAATGTTAATAAGTATAAAAACACAATAAAAAGGATGTATACTATATGAGTAGATTTTGTGGACTAAGAAAAATATCGTTTGAGTCTATTAAACAAGACTTAATAAAAACTACAACAGAAACACAAGTATACCAAAGGTTACCAGAGTATGAAGTAGAAGATATAGCTGTAAAAGACTTTGATTATACTACAGCATCTGGTATTTGGAATATGAGAAGCACAACAGAATTTTATAAAAAAGGCACTTGGACTACAACAGCTGTAGAGTCAGGTTCTGTCACCTTAGATTATACTGTAAATACTTCAGGTACAACTACCGCATCATATACTTTAGATTTTAATATACCAGTTGGTTCTACAATTACTTCAGCTATGCTTACAGCATCTGCAGCTGGTGCATTAAAAGATGGTGGTTTTCTTTTTCAAATATTAAAACAGCATATAGACGTTAAATTTAATGGTAACACTTTGTTTAACAACCAAACTGGAACAACATCATTTGGTACATTTACTCAAGTATTTAGTGGCAATGTACTACAATATATGAATGATTATGACACATCAGCAGATTTAAAAATAATACCAAATGGAGCTGCCATAACTGGAAACTATGCAGTTAGGTATATATTAACACTAAATTATGAATAAGGAATAAAAATGTTATATAGTTATAATGGTAGATACCCAAAAGAATTACCAAACAGAATTAGACTTTCTGATGGTTCTACAAGAACAGATAGAACTACATTTACTGCTGAAGAAATAGTAGATGCTGGTTATGTAGAAGTTCAAGATAAACCAACGTGTGAAGTGTATGAATATATAGTTTGGCAAGATGGACAATGGAATATTATAGATGATACAGAAAACTATAATAGACAATTAGAATATAAAGAAGCAAATAAAGTAAGAACAGAAAGAGATTATTTAATTAGTCAGGCTGATATACTTATTAATAAAGCAGAAGATAATGAACAAGATGCAAGTGCATTAAGACAGTATAGACAAGCATTGAGAGATGTACCACAACAAGAAGGATTTCCTTTTGATGTTGTATTTCCTGAAAACCCGAATACAATAGAAGAAGCATAATAGGAGAATTATATGTCATTTGATTGGAAAAATGTAGTAGGAACTGTAGCTCCTGGAATTGCTACAGCATTAGGTGGACCTCTTGCCGGTATGGCAGTAACTGCTTTGGCTAAAGCTTTTGGTGTAGAAGCTACAGAAGAAGCTGTAAGTAAAGTAGTTGCAAGTAATGATCCTACTATTTTATTAAAGATGAAAGAAGCAGATCTTAACTTTAAACAAGCAATGAGAGAGGCTGATATTGATTTAGAACGTATTCATGCAGGAGATAGAAACTCTGCAAGAACTATGGCTACAAAAACAAGCATAAGCCCACAACTGGTTTTATCATCCATTTATACAATAGCATTTGCTGCCACATTATATGCCGTATTTAATGGAAGTGCTGTAATTCCTGTTGATATGAGAGAACCTGCTATGTACCTATTGGGTATTTTATCAGCAGGTCAAATTCAGATTATGAACTTTTGGTTTGGTTCTAGTTCAGGTTCTAAGGAGAAAACTATGGCACTAGCTAATAGTACTCCTGTAGTAAAATAAATTTTAATTTAAGCTAAATTTTAGTATAATATACTTTTAGTATATTAGTAAGGGTAGACATGGATCCATTAGAAGATAGAGTAAATAAACAAGACGTTAAACTTGCTAAAATTGAAATATTGTTAGAGAATGTAGCAACTAATTTAGATCGTATGGCTAATTCTATGGTAAAGCAAGAGTTAGTACTTGAAAAACTTGCTAATCTTGAAGAAAATACTAAGGATTCTATTAATAGAGTACATAAACGTATTGACGAAAATGAGAAAAGAATTGAAATGAAAGCTGATAAAATTTATGCAGCTAGAACACAAAAAATGGTGGACGAACTTGATCCACTTAGATTTATGGTACGATACCCTAAACTAACTATAGTTGGGTTTACTGTACTGTATTTAGCTACTCTTACTCCATTTAGAGAATCTATCTCTGCTATCCTTAAGGTATTATAATGAATAGACATACTGCTCCTGTTAAAGTACTACAACAACTATTAAATACAAAAGGTGCAGGACTTATTGTTGATGGAGCTTATGGGCCTAAAACTGAAGCTGCTATTGATAGTCTTCATGAATCTACACAGCTTAAAATAGCTCTTAAAGAAATTGGTGTATTTGAAATTCACGGTAAAGACAATAGTAGTAGAATCTTAGAATATACTCAGTATACTGCTGGTAAGTACTCTAATGATGAAACACCTTGGTGTGGTGCATTTATGGCTTGGGTAGTAGCTCAAGCTGGAATGCCTGCTTCTATTCAGTTTCCTGAAAGAGCTTTAGCTTGGAAAGATTATGGATATCAAATTCCTGAACCAGTATCTGGGTGCATTGCTGTAAAGTCTAGAAAAGGCGGAGGACATGTTACTATGGTAGTTGGTATGGACAACAAAGGTAACTTACTTTGTGTTGGCGGTAATCAAAATGATGAAGTAAATATTAGTGCTTACCCATTAGGTATTTTTGAAACATTTGTAGTACCAAATGTACAAATTTTAAAGTTGACAAAGTATGATGTAGTATTAAACGGTACTGCTATTAAAGAGTCTTAAGTGATTGTATGGTATAATAGAACAGATTTCAACAGGACTGTGTAAATGAAAATTAAAAAAAGTGAGTTATTACGAGCATTTAAAGCCGATATGAAAGAAGCTGAAAGGCTTCAGAAAGAATGGTTTATTAAACGTGAAGAATGGTTATCTGAAACATATGGCCACCAGTATGGTAATGAAGTAGATGGTAAATCTAAGATTGTTTCTAAAGATATTAAAAAACAACTTGAATGGATGTTACCTAGTCTTACTGATCCATTTCTTAGTAGTAATGATGTCATTAAATGTAGTCCTGTAACATTTGAAGATGAACTTGCTGCTAGACAAAATGAATTACTTCTTAATACTCAATTTTGTAGAAAATTTGGTAGATATAACTTTATTATGAAAGCTGCAAGAGTACTTGCTTCTGAAGGTACTGTTGTTGTACAAACTGGTTGGGATTATGAAGATGAAGAAGTACAGGTTACAGCTGAGGTTGTACAGTATGACGAAGATGGTAATGGGTTTATACAAGAAATAGAAACTACAGAAACTAGAGTACTACGTAATCAACCTACAGCTATTGTAGCTAGAAATGAAGATATATTTATTGATCCTACTTGTATGGATGATATGGATAAATGTCAATTTGTTATTCATAGATATCAAACTGATTTGGCTACACTTAGAGCTGATGGTAGATATAAAAATTTAGATAAACTTGCTCAACAAGATAGATCATTATACGATGATGCTCAATACTACAGAGAAGACCTTACATTTTTTGAATTTAAAGATGAGCCTAGAAAGAAATTTGTAGTACATGAATATTGGGGTAACTATGATATTGATGAAGATGGTGAAGTAGAACCAATTGTATGTGCATGGGTAGGCGATACTATTATTAGACTTGAGTCTAACCCATATCCAGATCAAAAGCCACCGTTTATTGTAGTACCATTTAATCCAGTACCATTCCAAATGTTTGGTGAAGCATTGGCTGAAAATATTGGTGATAACCAAAAAGTTAAGACTGCTGTTACTAGAGGTATTATTGATAATATGGCTCAAAGTAATAATGGTCAAGTAGGTATGAAAAAAGGTGCTCTTGATCAGACTAATCGTAAAAAATTCCTAAGTGGTAAAAACTTTGAGTATAATGGCGGTCCAAATGATTTCTGGCAAGGTAGCTATAACCAAATACCTTCTAGCGCATTTGATATGCTAGCGCTTATGAACAATGAAATTGAATCACAAACAGGTGTTAAATCGTTTAGTGGTGGTATTACTGGTAGTTCATTAGGTAGTACTGCAACAGGTGCTAGAGGGGCATTAGATGCTACTGCTACTAGAAGACTTAATCTCGTACGTAATATTTCTGAAAACCTTATTAAACCTCTTATGAGAAAATGGATGGCATATAACTCTGAGTTTCTTGATGAAGAAGAAGTAGTTAGAGTAACTAATGAACAATATGTACCAATTAGAAGAGATGATCTTGATGGTAAAATTGATATTGATATTAGTATTAGTACTGCTGAAGATAATGCTGCTAAATCACAAGAATTATCATTCTTATTACAAACACTTGGACCAAATGAAGATCCAATGATTAGACGTCATTTAATGGCTGATATTATGGAACTAATGAGAATGCCAGATCAAGCACAAAGAATTAGAGAATATCAACCACAACCAGATCCAATGGCTCAGCAAATACAACAACTTGAGCTTGCTAAGTTACAAATGGAAATAGAAAGAATGAAAGCCGATGTTGCTGATAAATATGCAAGAGCTGGTGAAAATGAAGTTGATAGACAACTTAAACTTAATAAAGCACAAGTAGAAGCAGCTAAAGCTAGAAAACTTAATAGTGATGCAGATAAAGTAGATCTTGATTTCTTGATGAAAAATGATGGATACGATATGGATCAAGACTCTATCAAGTTTGATAGAGATCGTCAAGCTAAGCTTGAAGATGACGCTATGAAACGAGCACACGATAGAGATATAGCACAAATGCAAATTGACGCTAAAGATAAACAAATTGGTTTACCACAATAAGGAGAAATAAATGGGATTTTTAGAAAATAAACAAAAAGCAAAAGCATATGATGAAGCACTTGCTGCACAAAATAGTAGAAGTAGTTATAATAAAGGTATTGGTGAAGGAATGGCCGCATTATACGCAAAACAAGAGCAAGATAGACTTAATATGCTAAATAGTATGCGTGGATACGCAGGACTTCCTATAAGCCAGGCAGATGTTATTGCTGATCAAAATGCAGCACTTAGGGCTGTCAATCAACAAGCCAATACTAATGAAGCTACTATGCAAAATAGACCACTATCCCAAGATGAAATTGCTTACCTAGCGGCTAAACAACAACAAGCAAATGACGCTAAAATGGCTGCACATGAAAGATTTATGAATAGCCCTGAAGGGTTAGCTGCATCTATTGGTCTTAAACCTAATGAAATTCCTGTTGGTATGTAATCATGGAAAAAGGTCTAGCAGAAAGCTTAGCATGTAATAAACCTAAGAAGACTCCAAGTCATAAAACTAAGAGTCATGTAGTTAAGGCTTGTTATGATGGTAAAGAAAAGATTATTCGTTTTGGGCAACAAGGTGTAAGT